GCCCTCTCGGCGGCGCAGGCTTGATCTGAGGTTGTGACGAGTCCCGCCTCGCTGCCGGCCTACCCGCACGTATAAGACCCACAGGGAAAACCCACAGGGCGTCGCGGTCCGGCAGCGAGGAGATGGGCAGAAGCTAGGAGACTGAAATGACTGAGCAACAGAGACGTTGGGCGGAGTTTGGGTACGAGCCCGTCGGCGCGATAGTGAACCGGCTCATAGCGCGCCGCCTCCGCGAGCAGCGGAAGCACATGCGCCGCTTCTTCCAAGAGGGTGGCTTCTTCACGCTCGCAGACCGAATGGACCAGATCCGAAAATCTCGACAAGGTATGCTCGGAAAGAATCGCATGTTCCAAAAGGTGCTCAATGAATACGCCGCTCTATCCACCCCTCAAGTATCCGAATCTGTTCCGGGGAACGTTCTACAACAGGCGCCGGTCGTCATTGCCGGCGAGAATGAAGCCGCTGATCAGTAAGCTGCCGGGCACCGAGACCTGGTTCTGCCGGTATCGTTGGGTGCCTGGCATGACTGATCGCGTGGGCGGCTTCGGCTTGACCCCGACGGCTGCGTACAAAGACTGGAAGCACAGGATGACGGAACAGTGCTGAAGATTCTCTTCCTGGACACGGAGACGCGGGCCCGTCTCGACATATCTGTCGGGACGGACCGCTACACGCGTGCGGCCGAGTGCCGCATCGTGACGTATACGTTCGTCACCGGGCCGGCGAAGATCTGGCTGCCGTACTGTCAGCCGATCCCGCAGGACCTGAAAGACGCGCTCGATGATCCCGAGTTCCTGATCCTCGCGCACAACGCCGCGTTCGACCGGCTGATCCTGGCGCGTGCGCTCAAGCTGGTGACGGGCGTCGCGCGCTGGCGCTGCACGATGGCCGGCGCGAGCGCGCACGGTCTGCCCGGCTCGCTTGAGGCCCTCGGCAGGGTCTGCATGCTGACCGAGGACGAAGGTAAGCTGACGGAAGACAAGGGCCTGATCCACACGTTCTGCGTGCCGCAGCCGGCGACCGGAGAGTTCATCGAGCCGGAAGACAAGCCTGAGGAGTGGGCGCGCTTCTGCGCGTACGCCATCCGCGACACCGAGGCGCTGCGCGCGATCTTCAACCGGATGCCGGCCGTGAACTACGCGGGCGTGAACCTCCGTAGCTGGATGCTGGACCAGCTCGTCAACGAGCGCGGCTTCGGCTTCGATCGCGCGCTCGCGACCGCAGCGTCCGACTTCCTCGACCGGGCGCGCGAGGCGTCGCGCAAGGTGATGCGCGAGAACACCGAGAACCAGATTGGCTCCGCGACGCAGGCGAAGCGTCTGCTCGCGTACATCCGCAACCGCTACGACATCGACATCGAATCACTCAGAGCAGGAGACGTACGTGACTACCTCGAAAGTGACGACCTGGACCCAATTCTTCGCACTGTTCTCGAAGAGCGGCTCGAAGCCGGAAAGAGTGCTGGTACTAAATTCAAGCGGGGACTTGTGCTGGCTGGCCCCGAAGACCGCATCCGCCACTGGTGCCGTTGGTCAGGTGCGGGCCGTACAGGTCGTCACGCGGCACGAGGATACCAGCCGCACAACATGGCTCGTCCGTCTATCACCGTGCGGCGGCCTCCGGGACACAAGCGAGCCGGACGGATCGAGCTGGACCCGGTTAAGGCAAGCACTATTGACGATGTCATTATCCCCGGCATCTACAGTGGCGAAGCACTCAACAATCCACTAGTCTACGGTGGCCCGTTCGAAGCTGTCGCCATCGCGGTCCGGCACGGCATCATCGCTGCGCAGGGCAACGAGCTGGTCGTCGGGGATTTCAAAAATATTGAGAGTGTCGTAACTCCGTGGCTCGCTGGTGAGACGGCGGTGCTCGACGCATTCCAGGCGCTGTTCGACAACCCAAAGGACAAGTCTCGCGACCCGTATCGGATCCTTGCGGGTAAGATGCTTGGCATTTCCCCCGAGAACGTGAATGAATCTCAGAGACAGCTTGGCAAAGTTGCGCTGCTGGCGTTCTGTTTTGGCGGTGGGGTTGCCGCGCTCGTCAACATGGCAATCGCATATCAGATGGATCTGGAGCCGCTCGCAGAGTTCGTACTCCCGTCGGCAACGACAGAGCAGCTGGAGAAGGCGGACCGCGCCTGGCAGCGCGCGTTCCTCACGGGTGAGGACTTCGAGCTGTCGCGCGAGGTCTACATGGCCTGCGACATCATGAAGCAGTCGTTCCGCACGGCGAACCCCGCGATCAATCAGATGCGTTACGACCTGAACACCGCGATCCTGGAGGCGACGGCCGACAAGAACGGCACGGTCTACCACGTCGGTCGCTGCAAGATCTGGTGTAACGCGTCCTTCCTGGTGATCGAGCTGCCGAGCGGGCGCCGGCTACTGTACGCCGCGCCGATCTTGAAGCAGGAAGAGGTGGAGGATCCGCTCGGCGGCCGCGCGTGGCAGTCTCGGTACGTCACCTACCTCACGGTCCGCGGCCGGAGCTGGCGGCGTGAGCGCGCCTGGTCGGGCCTCTTCGTGGAAAATATAGTCCAGGCCACGGCGAATGACGTACTGCGGGCGGCTATGCTGCGGGTGCACGACGACACCTTGACAGTGCCCGCCATAGTGGAGTATCTTAACACCCTTGAGCCGTACGCACGGACGGCAATCAGTTTGCATGTACATGACGAAATCGGTATCGACGTCCCTAAGGGTAGCTACTCCGAGGAGCGGCTGTTGTCGGTGATGAAGATCAAGGAACCTTGGATGACCGGTCTACCGGTCTCCGCAGATACGTGGCGACATGAGAGGTACGGCAAGCGATGAGTGTACGATGGTTACCAACCCGCGACTCCGTGCTGAACCAAAAAACAGCGGTAGAGTATTGGCAAACGCATGATCCGGGAGCCAAGTACATGGAACCCACTTTGTGCCGTAGCGGCGTGTACGTGATTAGACTTATAGAGCTGGATTTAGTGGGGTTAGACTTTGTAAAAATAGGGCAAGCGACAAACATCTCCCAGCGATTAGACACCTTGCAGACGGGGTGCCCCTTTGTTATGCGCGTGGAGCGGATACTCGAAGCTCCGAACGGGCGAACTGAGGAGCTGGAGGATAAGCTGCATCGCAGATACCGCACAAAGAGAGTGAGAGGGGAGTGGTTTAGATTGACGAAACAGGAGGTTATCGATATGCCAGATTGGGATCATATGTCCGGTAGCAACCACCGCGCAATGATAGCGTTTTTAGACGGGCTGGGTGCGCCATGACAACAAAGACCGGCAGAAAGAAGCTGAGTTTTCTGGATCGAGTGGATAAAGTTATGGACCCTATCGATTACCCGACCGTGGGCGATGATGGCGAGTCTTATCCGGCCGATTTAGACGATACGTTAGGGGCCATCGGAGAGTTGACTCAACTTCTGAACGAGGCCGCTCAACAAGAAGGGTGGGGCGACATGGTCCGTATCGTGGATGACAAATTATCTAGTTTGAGGGACGACGCCCGTTACCTAGAGCGTGCCGCCAAACAACAGGAGAATTAAATTGGAAAAGACAAAGTACGAATTGAAGGCCGAGGTTGAGACAGCGAACGTGCTGCCGAAGACTCTCGTGGCCGAGACGCAGATGATGCCGATGGGCGGCGCACAGATAGCGATGTACGCGGTCTACGGTCGCGACGACGCTGACCGCAAGGTCTGGTGCTGCACGTTCGTCGACTCGGATGAGGCAATGGCCTGGGTGCAGGCGAGTCGCGTGTTCGGCCGAGCGGTGCGCGGCGCGGTGATCGCGGACCAGAAACCAGCAACACAGGAGAGCACCGATGGCGCGGGAACGGATAGTGGAGAGTCGCCTCAAGCGGCGCATTGAAGATGTCGGCGGCGCGTGCGCAAAGTTCAGGGGGTCGGTCAGGGGAGAGCCTGACCGTCTCTGCAGTTTTCCGTGGGGTTTTCATTGCCTCGTGGAAACGAAATGGGCAGAAGGCGTTATGCCTGAACCGCACCAACTACGTCGGCACGCGTTTTGGCGCGAGCGCGGCATGCCCGTGTACGTGGTAGGTTGCGATGAGCATATCGACCAACTCCTCAAGTCTGCTGGCGTTTAACCCGCGCGACTACCAGCAGATCGGGACGGAGTTCATGCTCGACCACCCGCGCTGCATGATCATCGCGGACCCAGGCCTGGGAAAGACAGGCATGACGCTGTCCATGCTAGGCGCGCTGAAGTTGGTAGGGTCTAGCTTTCTACCCGCGCTCGTGCTCGCACCTAAGCGTGTCGCGGACGTTGTGTGGACTAACGAAGCGAAGAAGTGGTCGACGTTCAAGGATCTATCTGTAGTACAAATAACCGGCACGGAGAAGCAGCGGCTGGAGATCCTGAAGCGGCCGGTAGCCGACGTATACGTCTGTAATTATGAGCTGGTGGAGTGGCTTGTGAATCTCTGGCCGCAAGAGAAGTGGCCGTACAAGATCGTGGTGGCCGACGAGTGTAGCCGATTGAAGGGCTTCCGTCTGAACAAGGGGACAAAGCGCTCAACGGCGCTCGCGAAAATATCTCAGCACACCGGCAGGTGGATAAACCTGACCGGTACACCCTGCCCGCTGGGATTAGACGATCTCTGGGGACAATACTACTTTTTGGATCGAGGAGAGCGGCTTAAGCGTTCGTACACGGCGTTCATGGAGGCGTACTTCATTGAGAACCAGTACACGCACCGGGTCACTACACAGCACGGAGCCGACACCGCTATCCACGAAGCCGTCAAAGACATTACGCTCGCACTTCGCGCGGAGGATTGGCTGGACATCACGAAGCCGCAGATCACTCCTGTCGAGTTTGAGCTACCGCCAGCGGTGCGCGAGCAGTACCGTAAGATGGAAAAAGAGTTCTTCCTGGAGGTTGATGACGCGCAGATTGAGGCAGGCACGGCTATGGTCAAGTCTACCAAACTGCTGCAGATATCTGCCGGCAGTATCATCGACACCGAGACCGAGATCACGCACGCGGTGCACGAGGCGCGGCTCGAAACCCTTGACGACGTGCTGGACCAGATCGAGCCTGAGTCGCTTCTGGTAAGCTACTGGTGGAAGTCTGACCCTCCGAGGATCATGGCGCACCTGAAGAAGCGCGGGATAGCCGCCAGAATGTACACGGGCAAGCAGGATGAAATAGATTGGAACGCGAGGAAGTTTCGTGTACTATTGCTGCAGGAGCAGTCCGCGTTCGGGCTGAACCTGCATGAGCCGTGCCGGGACATAATGCACTACAGCTACACCTGGAACGCTGAGCTGTGGACGCAGATGAATGAGCGGGTAGGCCCCGCCCGCCAGGCCCAGGCTGGCAAGAAGTGCGTCGTACGCATCTGGTACGCGTTGGCGAAAGGTACTGTGGACGGCGACTGCGTCGACAGCAATTTTAGGAAGATAAGTGTAGAGCAGGCGTTCAAGCGCGCCCGCCGCAGGAGTAGACAGTGATTGAGAAGAGACCGAACTGCCCGAACTGTGGCAAAGAGATGACGCACGGCAAAGACACACGCGGCAAACACCGCTGGAAGTGCTATCACGGCACGACGTATTGCTATTCAACTGTAGGAGACCCCAGCGTGGTGAAGAGACAAGATGGTTCGACGCAGCGGAAAGGGCCGCCGCCGAAGTTTAAGCGACCGCTCGACTCGAAGATTTTCGTTGTCACGGCCGCGCAGAACGCGACGCCTCTGCACGACGCGTTTTGGGCGTCGCTCCTGCAGTATTGCGAATTCCGCGACGCGGAGCTGATGGTGATCCCGATCCGGTACAAGAACGCGACATCGCGCTGGACGGAGTCGCAGGCGAACGCGGAGTGGTGGCTGGACCGCCCGACGCTGCCGTACGAGATCGCGCGGCCGGAGAACGAGACAGAGGAGCAATACTACGCTCGCGTCTACCCGAACCGGAAGTACCTCTGGAACGTCCGCAAGGATCTCAACAAGAACATCACCGTGCTCGGCGACATCAAGGTGCAGCCGACCGCGGTGAGCCCGCTGACCGGCTTCGAAGGCATCACGCACGGCGAGTCCGGGATATTGGGGCACACGAAGCTACAGCTCAAGGTGGTCGCTACCCCGAGCGGTAAGTACCCGAAGATCCTGACGACGACCGGCGCCTGCACCGTGAAGAACTACACCGACACGCGCGCCGGCAAGCTTGGCGAGTTCCATCACACACTCGCCGCGGTGGTGGTCGAGGTCGATGGCCCGCGCTTCCATCTGCGGCAGATCAACGCCTCGAAGGATGGGACGTTCTATGACCTTGACTACTTCTACGACGGCTCGAAGCGCAAGCCTGTGCAGTATCAGGGCCTGCCGGCCATCGTGATGGGTGACACGCACGTCGAAGGCATCGACCCCGCGGTCGAGCGCGCTACGTTTGGCGACATTATTCCGTTCTTCCAGCCGAAGACCCTCTATTGGCACGATCTGGAGGACGGCGGCAGCGTGAATCACTGGGCGCAAAAGAACCCGTTCGTCACGGGTGCGCGACACTTCGCGCATCAGGATTCAGCGTCGGAGGAGTTCTACAACGCGCTCGCGTTTGTCAGCGAGCGCACGCCAGAGGGTACCCAGTCGCGCATCGTGGCATCTAACCACAACGATTGGCTCCATCGCTGGATACTGGAGCGCGACTGGAAGACGCTGTCTCCGAGGGACCGCGGCTTCTATCTCAAGGTGGCGAGCAAGCTGTATGAACAGTCAAAGCTACTCACGGGCGACGACGCTGAGAAGCTAAACGCTTTCATTCTGCTCGCTAAGGAGCACTTTGCCAATGTCCCGAACGTCAAGGTGCTCGACTACGAAGAGAGCAGCGTGGTCGAGGGCGTAGAGTGCGGCATGCACGGGCACTATGGCCCGAACGGATCGCGCGGCAGTGCTCGCAACATGCGACGCATCGGCGTGAAGTCGATCATCGGGCACTCGCATACTCCGGCCATTGAGGAGGGCTGCTACCAGGTTGGAACCTCGACTAAGTTAAGTCGCGGCTACACGCACGGCCCGAGCAGCTGGCTGAACACGCACTGCTTGATTTATCCGAACGGCAAGCGCACTCTGATAAATGTCATTGATGGAAAATGGAGGCTTTAACATATGCGCTGGATCCTGGTTTGGTGGATCATCCACCCGCACCATTCGCAGGTGATACATCGTGAGGTGTACGCCACCCAAGAAGAGTGCGTGAAGACCGAATTCATTCTTCCGGCGAACAGCCGGCATCACTGCAGCGTTGAGTAGCCGATGCCGTACATCACAAAAGCACGGAGACGCGCCATCAGCGGCGACTACGGCGAGACCCCGGCCGATGCCGGCGAGCTGAACTTCGTAATCACACAAAAGATCGCGGAGTATGTCTACAGGCACAAGTTGCGCTACCAGACGATCAACGACGTAGTCGGCGCGCTGGAAGGCGCGAAGGCCGAATTTCAGCGGCGCGTCGTCGGCCCGTACGAAGACACCAAGATTGCAACCAACGGAGATGTGTACCATGAAAGTCTACTTAGCCGGACCGATGTCCGGCATCCCGCAGTTTAATTTCCCGGCGTTCTTCGCGGCAGCCGAACAGCTGCGCGCTGACGGCTTTGAGGTCGTCTCGCCCGCGGAGATCGACAACGAAGAGGACAAGGGGGCGGCGTTACGTTCTCCCGACGGGCAGTCGGTAAAGCGCACCGACGGGGTATCGAAGACCTGGGGCGACTTCCTGGCGCGTGACGTGAAGCTGCTAGCCGACACCGGCATCCAGGGGATTGTGTTCTTGCCGAACTGGCAGAACTCGAAGGGCGCGAAGCTCGAAGCGTTCGTCGGCCTGCTCCAGGGCTTCAAGTTTTGGGAGTACGAGGATGGGGAGGATGGGGCCGCGCTCAGGATCACCTCTCGGAGTGTGATCGATGCGATCAGCGATGCGATCCGGCCGAACCTAAAGGACAGCGTATGAGCCTGTTCCCGGATAACGACAAGCTGCGCAAGATGCTTCCGATCTGGAAGTATCTCACGGGCTACTTCCCAAAGGCGCACCGCGAGGTGACGAAGGTCTGCGTCGTGAACAACGTGCGCTATAACCCTGACCGCGAGCCGGCGGACATCAACTGGAATCGCGGCAAGAGCACGGATCAGCTCGGCAGCGGTGCGCGGCACATGCTCGAAGCCGCGGTCGACGGCAAGGTGTTCGAGATGGTGCCGCTGGAGGTGGCGAAGATCACGGGCATCGAGAAGGTGTACGTGCTCGCGGAAGCTATGTGGCGGATCGGTGCGGAGCTGGAGCTGACCATCGAGCGCGAGGAAGCTAAGGCGCCGTTCGAGCTGAACGACGACCGCTTCCCCTTGAACCAGGAGTAGTCTATGTTCGACAAGCTGATCGACATCCTTCGAGAGATCTGGAGCGAGCTGATCCCGATAGAGATCGTCCCTCCATACAACGGGGGCGTTCAGCTGCGGATGGGAAAGCTGCTGCGAGTGCTCGACGGAGGGAAGTGGTACTGGAAGATCCCGTTCGCGGACCATCTGGTGACCGACCATGTGGTGCCGCGTACGGAGCGGCTTACCGGACTAGCCACGACGACAATCGACGGGAAAGCGATTGGGTTCGATGCGGTGATCACGTACCGCATCCACAACGTGCAGACGGCGCTACTCGATGTCGTTGACCTGAAGGACGCCATCGCAGATAGCTGCGCCGGCATCATCGGTACGACGCTGAGCAACTGCTCATGGAGTGCTATCGTGCACGGAGAGACCGGCGATGCGTTGACCGCCGAGTGCCGTAAACGCGGTTGGAAGTGGGGAGTTGAGATTCAGCTGGTACAGCTGACCGGCGTGGCGCCAGTGAAGAATTTGCGCGTGTCTCTGAGCGGACACGCGCATCTACCTGTTTGAGCGGTGAGGAGTGGAGACTTTGGGGCGCTTCGGCGCCCCTCTTTTTATTGGTAGTAGAAGATCGCAGCGCCGTCGGATCCAGCGCCGCCGTTCTCAGGCGTGTTAGCGAAGTAGTACGCGCCGGAGCCGCCATACGTCTGCACATAGCTTGCGTTCACGCCGAACGGAGTGGTGCCGCCGTTCGCGATGCCGCCTGTGATGGTGCCGGTAGCGCCAGTAGTACCGGTCGTGTTCGCTTGCGTACCGCCGGTCGCCGTACCGCCAGCTCCGCCAGCGCCCGCCGAAGTGCCGTTCGCGCCATGCCCCACCGCGCCGATGTTCGCGGTCATCGTGGTGATCGTGGCAGTTCCAGACGTTACCGTCGATGGGCCTGACGCAGCCGTGCCGTTTGAAGCAGTGACCGCCGCACCAGCACCGCCAGCTCCGCCGGATGCCAGTGTGTAGTTCAACGTCTGACCGCCGCTTATGGCTATATTGGAGCGACAGTACCCAGGACCGCCGCCACCACCGCCGCCGTTGCTGTTGCTACTGCCGCCGCCGCCCGATCCTGCGCCGAACAACTCTACCGTAACCTGGCTAGATCCAGAGGGCGCGGTTTCTACCGCGGTGGTGTGCGTCGTGTAAACGTGCAGCACGGTGAGCCCGGAGACACTGAGCGAGATCGTACCAGTCCCGAGCACCGGGGTGCCGCCCGAGCTGCTGGAGATGTTGTACGTTCCGCCAACCGTCACAGTTCCGACATATGTTCCGCTGTAGCCGGTGAGTCCGACGCTGAGACCCGAGTTCGTGATATTTGTCCACGACCCTTGTGCAGCGCTGAAGTTAACGCCGCTCTGCCCGCTCGTACGCGTGATGTCTATCCAATACCCGCTACCGACGTTTGAGGTCGTCGGCGAGTACCAATTGCCCGCGCCAGCGCCTCCGACTGTCGCCGTTCCATTGCCAGCGAGCACCAGCGGAGAGGTGCCGCTGTAGTTTGGAGATTGCACGGGCGAGCCGTTGATCGTGATCGTTCCGGAGCCCAGAACTACCGTGCCAGCGGAGTCGCTGGAGATCTGATAGGTGCCAGTGACGAAGTTCGTCGGCGTGCCCGTGCCAGTTACACCTATGCTGATGCCGCCGGACGAGATAAGGACCGGCGTGCCAGTTCCCGCGCTGAAGCTGTATCCAGCGGTGCCGCCGGTCTGCGTTATCAGCAGGTAATAGCTCGCACCGATGCTGGCGGTGGTGGGAGCGTACCAGTTCGACGATGCAACGCCGTTGATTGTCGCGGTACCGTCGCCGTCGAAGTTGACCGGCGTGACGCCATTGTAGGTCGGGCTCTGCACGCCGTTGTTATTCGACAAAGTGATGGTGCCGGCAGCCACAATTGGCGATCCGCTGATGCTAGACGATAGCGTGTACGTGCCGGTGATCGTCGCCTGCGCGTTCGAGGTAATCGTCAGGCCGCCGCTCGTGATGTTGGCATACGAGCCGTTCGCCGCGCTGAACTGCACGCCCGAGAGTCCGCTAGTCTTCGTTATCTTGATGTAATAGCCGGCACCTATGCCGGCCGTCGTCGGCGAGAACCAGTTGCCCGGCGTCGCCGTACCTCCTACCACCGAGGTCAGGCCATTGCCGCCGAACGTTACCGAGCTTGCGACGATGATCTCGCCGACAGCTGTCGGGTTCGGTGCGTACGGCGTGAAGTTGTTCCCGTGCCATATGGGAGTGTAATACTGCACACCATCGCAGGTGATCGGCAGCCAGCCTGCTGGTGAACTGGTCGCGGTGCCCGGCTTGTTTGTCGCCGTGAACGTTGCCGTCTGCGTGCCCGTAGTCGCTGAACTGTTGATGATGATCGCGGAGTTGCCGGCCAGCGTGCCGGTTACTTGAAGCGCGGCTGTGCCGAGCGCACCAGCGCTCAACGTCAGCGTGATGCCCGTGCCGCCAGTTGCCGGCGCGTCGAGGGTCACCTCCCCCGTCGTCGCAATCTGAAAACCGTGAGTGCTGAGCGAGGATGTGCCGACGGTCGATAGCTGCGAGTAGTAAGGGTCTGATTGCCACTGCTGCACGCCAGCGCTGTTGAAGAAGCGCACGCGATAGATGATCGACGGGTCGAGATAGATCGGCTGGAACCGGCCGTACGCATCCGCGGTCGCGCGGCCGGTGTTTGCGAACGGCGTAGTCAATGTCCCGTTTGTGTATATGTTGGTCAGCGTGTTGCCGCCAGATACAGAGAACAGGTAGTACGAATTCGCCCACGTCGGACCGAGGCACACTTGTGCCTCTCGATAGGTCATACCTTCAACAGCGCGGCCGAGTACGGTCGGATAGCTCACGTTATTGCCAGAGGGGGATGTAGTACGTCGCGCCGTCGCAGGTGATCGGCAGCCACTTCGTCGGCGCCGTCGTGGCAGAGCCAGGCTTGTTGGTGGCCGCGAACGTAGCGGTCTGCGAGCCAGCGAGCACGGTGGTGTTTGCGATCAGTGCGGGAGCCCCAGCGCCGGATCCGATCAGCTCCAGCGCAGTGCCACCAGCGCGCACGTTGACGGTGAGCGTGATGCCCGAGCCGCCAGCAACAGGCGCGTTGATCGTCATCTCACCCTGCGCGTCGAGCGCAATCTGACCGTTACCTGTCGTCGGCATCGCCGGCACGTACGGGTCAACGTCTTCGATAAGACTCCACGTCGAGTTGTACAGCTGGACGCGATAGATCGTTTCAGGGTTCAAGAAGATCGGCGTGAACGCGCCGGTCCCATCCGCCTGCAGCACGGTGTAGAGCGGACTGGATCCATTCAGCGCAGCGGCGGGGTACGGCAGCGTGAGCCCCGCATCCTGATACACTTGCGCTGGCGACGTGGTGCCCGACACATAAAAGTTGTAGTACGCTCCGGGCAGCGACACGCCAAGCGACGACAGCGGTCGCGAGATTGGATCATAAAACAGTTGACCGGTTGCCATTATTTTCTCTTACCGCTACCGATCTTGAATAGCAAGTCGCTGAGCGCGCCCGAGGTTGCCATCCTATGGATGTGCTGCATATCGGTAACTTCCGGCATCTTCATAGGCTCGTTCTTTGACGGCCCGGTCGGTACGTGGGGCTGCGGCCCTTTCAGTCCACTTTTCATTGCGTTAACCTCGTAACAATACGATCCCACATGTCTTTCGGCGGCACGCCGGCTCTTTTCGCTGCTTTGGCTAAATGGCCAGAGAATATTTCAGGCTGCTTCTCTTTGAACGCTGAGACAGCATTATGAAGCCGCGAGGAATCCCAGCCAGCCACCGCGGTGCCTGAGAGCCGGCGTAGAATCTCATTCTGCTCAGCTGATAGCGGCCGCTTGCCACCCATTTGCTGATTGGCGACGCGCTCGTTCCGCTCATTACGAGGCTCAATTCCAGCACCTCGTTGTCGGTCACGGGCTGCACCCGTCGCGCGGTTCAGATCGTTATCGTTCTGAAACGAGAACGATCCGCGCTGGCCGGACATCTTGGCACTCAACGGCTTACCGTCGTGGCCGCGGAAGTAGTCAGGATTGAACTGGTCCCAGCCCTCGCGTTTCGCAATCTCTTCATGTCCCGGCGCAACGTGCATCGACTCGACGCCAGCGTCCGTACGCTGTGGGATAGCCGACCGCTTTGTCTTCTGGAGTACGGACTGCATCTCGGGATCTGACAGCGGCCGGTTCGTGCTGGCGACTAGCGTAGGCTCGGCGACGCCGTGTTCGTTTGGCGTGAGCACGGAGGACTTCGTGACCTTCGCGCCGGTCGATTCTACCGCCCCCTGAGCCTCCTGCTTGCTCATCTTGCGAAAGCCGGTCTGGCCCGCCTCACCTTGATGCAAGCCGATGTTGAGCGTCGAGGCCGGTCCCTGCGGCTCGCGCGTCATCGAGTTCTCAGTGCGACCGTCAGACTCAAAGCCGTGACGCTCGTAATATGCTTTCAAGCGCGCGGTAGAGACCTTGTTCATCCCTTGAGGGACGGCGTCCAAGGTGACGCGCGCACCGTGCTTGTCCGCGAGGTCGGTGATGTGCTGGAGCGCGGCCGTGCCGGCACCGCTCCCAGGTTTATCGGCGGTCAGCTTCTCTATGTGTATGGCGTTCGGGTCGCCCGGATCGCGATACACTTCGGCCGTAGCCGCGCCCACGCGCTTGCCGAGATAACCGGCAGGAGCGTCCTGCAGGTTCTTCTCATCGAATTCCTGCTTAACGCGAGCGCCAGGAGTTTCGTCCGGGTTCATCACGCGTACAGATCCGCGCTGCTTGCCGTTACGATCCACGAGACGTGACGTTGCCGCCTTGTCACGCGCCGCTTCACTCATATGCCCGGTAGCTTTCTCGACACCGTGCTCGATGGCTCGGCCGACCATACGCCCGCCGAGAGGTATCTCATGCGCGATGCTTGCGGCAATGTTGCCGCCAGCTGACAGTGCGCGACTGCCAAGGCCCGTGCGCTCTATCTGAGCGCCAGCGCCAGGGTAGTGCTTGTCCATGTGTAGCGTGTTGCCAGCGTCATTGATCGTCTTCAGGTTCCTGAGAACGTCGGGACGATCTTTGAACGTGTCCGCCATCTTCGGGGCGTAGCTCGACACCGCATTATAGAATTTGCGCGCGTTCCAACTGCCATCAGCGTTCGTCGCCGCAGCGTGTGCGCGACTCACCATGTGCGCTTGGATCTCGCGAATCGCGGCGGCACTCGACTCCGCCAACTCGCCACCACCTAAGTGAGCGCCGGCCTTGAGCACGTTAAGGACGTGCTCATGCTGCTCGCGCGGAAGATCGGCGATGTAGTCCATCACCTTGTGCTCGGGGATCGCGTGGTTGATACCCTGGCTGTCCGCGGGAGCGAGCAGTTTCTTTATGCCTTGCGGCTCTTCGAGCATCTGATAACTATGACGACGCATCGCACGTGCGGTCTGGAAGAGCCCAGGTCCGCCGTGCTCGGCAACGTCGAGGTCGAGGTGGTTCTTCAGATCACCAGCGACGCCCATCGCGTTAGGATTCTTACCCTTGTCGTTCAGAAACTCTCGGAAGCGCTCGGCCGCGTTGACGCTGCCGGGAGGTGTACCCTTGTCAGGGTCTCCCGTTGTCCACAGCCGTTGCAGGCGCTGCTTTGCGGCGCGCTGCAGACCGATCTCGGCGTCGTTGGTGAAGTTCGAGTCGTCGTTGAGATAGTCGCTGACGCGCTGAAGCTTCGCTATCGGCCGCCCACCATTCGCCGCGCGGGCAGCGTCGTAGTTTTGGTCAGTAGCCTTATCGAACCATCCCTGTATGCCTTGGATCGCGTTACGCGTCACACGACCACGGTCGGACACCGTCTGCGGGTCGACACTGTTGTCGAACTGCGAGCCGATACTCTGATGTACGTTCTCGGTGGCAGTGTGGAGTGCGTTATTCTCGCTCGCGATCTGCTGGCGCATCGGCTGGCTGCCGGTTTCCTTCAGCTGCCAGTCATCGCCCGTGGCGTTATAGTCCCCGGCGATGGCCGAGGCGCGGCGGGTCGGAAGCATGCCGCCCGACAGCTTGTCGATGGCATCGAGGCTTGCGGCGCGCGCGTCCTGTTGTTCAGGCTGCGGTGTCTCCTGCGGGCCCTCCTCCACGGGGGAGTTGAAGAGCCGTACAGAACCGCGCTGATTGTCCGCGGCCGCCCGGCGCGCGGCGATGCCTTCCCGCACCAGCGCGCGCTGATCGGGAGACATGGACATATCCATCGGCGCGTTATCGGTATCGGGTAGGACGGGGGTGCTGGGAGCGGCAGGAGCTGGCTCCTGGGCGGGCGGGGTTTCGGCCGTGCCTTGGGTCGCCGGAGACTCGGACGGCGCCTGAGGCTCCGTAGGCGGCGTAACGGCTAATGGGGATTCCGCCGTCGGCTGATTGGGAGTCTCGGCCGCCTCCGGCGCAAGTGATGCCGGGTGCACGGCCTGGTGGATTGTTCCTTCCGGGGCGGGTATAGGGTTCGGCTGGGCGCGTAGGGAGTTGCCGCTGACCGGCTGGCCCACGTCCGGGGTGAGCGCGCCGGTAGGCGCCACGGTGTCTCCGGCGGCCGTATACGTCGTCCCAGCGGCGGGCTCGGGGACTGTGAACGCACCCTTGGCGGCGCCAGCGGCCTTGCCTACGGCCCGCGCGCCGGCACGTACCATGCCCGGAGCGCCAAGCGCCGGGAGATCAGTGCCGATGTCCTGAGCCACGTCGCTGACGGCCTGGTAGGCGTTGTCTGGCAGGATGGCCTGAGCGGCAGCGCCGGCCGTCCCCTTGACGATATCGGCAGGCGCGTTCATCAACGCTGCGGCGTAGCCGGCGCCTTCCTTCGTGGCCGGCACATAGTTCGCCAGGTTGTTGACCTTCGCCGCCCACTCACGGCCGCGGTCCCGGCCCTGCGCCAGGTAGTCGCCCGCGTTCTCGGGATCGAGCGCAGCGCCGAGCGCGCCAGACGCCTGGCCCGCGATGCTCGCTACGCCCGCGGGCACCGCTGCCGCGTATCCTGCGGCCGCGCGTGGCAGTCCAGTGAGCATCGAAAGACCTTCGCGGCCAGACTTCTCTTTACGTACGTCCGGCGTCGCGTCGGGGTTACGCATGAATTCGGAAATCTCTTCTGGCGCCTGAGCATCGTACCCTTTGTGCTGCTTGAACAGCTGAGCCGGTGTCGGCATGCTGTCCGTCGGGTCCGCGTTCTTCAGCCCGATGGTCGTCGGGTCCGGCATGCTGCTGATGTCGACTGGATCAGCCATTACAACCCCAGCGCTTTACGTGTGGCGATTGGGTCCGTCAGCCCGTGCTTCTGCATGTACGCGCTCACCTGTGCATCAGTGTATTTCGGGGCGGGTGCGACACCTGCGTTCGGCTTCGCCGTCGTCGGCTGTGTCTCGGTCTGCATCGGGAAGTGCGCTTGATTCCACGACGGGAATTCATTCGCGTCCTTCCCCGCGTGCAGGTACGCCGGGACGCGCTTCGCGGAATCGAGACTGTACTGCGACATCATCGCGCCCTTGCTGATCATGTCGCGCAGCGCGCCTGGGTCCATGCTCGGCGACGGGTTCAGCTCGTTGACCAGCATCTTCGCCTCCATTTGCGTCATCTTGGCGAAAATACCTTTGCCAGACTGCAGTGCCGCGGTGCCAAGATACTTAGCGGTCTCCTGGTAGTCTCCGGTCATGTGATTCTGCCAGCCGGAGGGCAGCCACTTCGAATATTTCGCCAGCTCCGCGTTCCATGCGCCGCCGTCGTAGTTACCCTTGGCGAGCACGTCCTGAGCGGCCTTGTACATTGTGAGCGCGGCCTGCGCGGCGCCGACGCCTTGGTTCGTGGTCTTCGCTAGATCGTTACGTGCGTCTGTCTGCTTCTTCATGTCGTCCATGACAGGCGGCGGCGGGGTGGCGCCGATTCCGCCCTTCCACGGTACGCCGTTGTTAGATGGCTTGTAGTCGTAGTCCGGGTCGTGCAGTGCGGCGGTCAGATCAGGATCTATGTTTCCCTGCGCGTTGCGCACGGCGCCGGTCCCATTCTGAGACTTAGGCGTGCCGCTGGGATTTGTGTCGGGAGCCGCGGCGTGCTGGCTCTGCACTTTATCTAGCGCGGCCTGCGCCACCGAACGCGCTTCTTGCTTCGGCGCACTGTTAGGGCTCAGCGTCGACGCAGCGCCAGGTAAACCCTGCTGTGAGGCGCGCACCATCATCCAATCACCAGGACCGTTGATGTTCTTCGCGCCGGACATCTGCGCCGCCTTCCACGGCGCTACCTTGATAGAGCCGCCGTTGCCGTCCGGCATATCAACCGACGGCGTGATCGCTTCGTGCGCGAGTTTGATGTACTGATCGGTCGACAGGCCGACCTTCTCGACGCCGGGGATTGTGATCCCGGTGTCCTTGTCGCGATACACGCCATCGTCGCCCTTCACAGCCTCGCGGCCGGTATATTGGTGAACAGCGCCAGCAACGTGTGCGGCGAACATGCGAGCTGCGGCGTCCTCATCGTGATCGGCGTCAGGATCCTTCGCGAACTGTTTGCGGATCGCGGCGACTGTCTCAGGGTGCGAGGCTTCGAGCACGTCCATCGCGTTGCCGTCAGGTGCGTCGGTTACGGCGTGCATCTTGTCGAAGTCGTCGCGAGCATCTACCTGGTTGTTCTGCGTCTGTTGCTGGATGCGCATATCATGCATCGCCATCACGCGCTGCGGACCCATGCCATACTGGTTGTTTGGGTCGACGAGATATGCCTTCTTCAGCGCCTGCATCTCTTGCGGCGTGTACTGCGGTACGAAGTATTTCGAGCGAAGAGCTGCGTCTATCAGCGCGGGTTGATAAAAGTTTTGGTCCGGCGTTACCGCCGACTTGTCTTCTGCAGCGATGTCAGATCCAGGCGTAGTCGGCTGCGAGCCGGCGCTGCTCTCACTCGCCTGCCCCTTGAGGGCAGCGGAGCCTGACGTGTCGGTGTTGCCAGCATTCTCATCATTCAGCTGCGACAGAATCAACGGCATACGTGTTGCCATTAATTTGTTTTGCATCGCCGCAGCCTGGGTCTGCTGCTGCGTTAGCTGAGTGTTCGCGTTTGTGTTCTGCTGGTTCGCTACAGCGGTCGGCCCACTGTTCTGCATCGCGATGTTCGCGAGCCCTAGGTTGAACGAGCCGTTGTCAGCAATATCAGCCATTACCAGTCTCCCAAGAAGCTCGTTGCATCGCTGCCGATGTCACTGCTGCCAGTGTCGGTCACGCTGTTCCAAAGGCCGGTGCTGCCGCTCACGCCGCTACCATTGAAGGAGCTGTCAGTGACGCTGCTCCAGTTAGGATCAGAAGACGTTGACGTGCCGAGCCCCAACGGATCACTCGCATTGTAGCTCGTGGTGGTCGGCGTTGATCCCGTGCTCGGATTCTCGATATCGTACGGGATGCCTGTCGTAGGATCGACGCCGCCGCTCGTAGTATCACCCGAATTCGCGGTCATGCCACCGCCGCTGCTGGAGCTGCCGCCCGAGCCGCTGCTCCCGCCGCCGAGCGCTCGACCCGCGGCATTGATCAAGCTCGTGCCGGCGCCGTTCGCCCCGAAGAGGCCGCTCGCGGCGCTGCCGACGCTGCTGTACGCACCCGCCTGCGCTTGGCCGATGTTCTGCTGCAGCTGGCTGATGTTGTTGCTGCTCTGCTGGCTGCCAGTCTGTAGCGCGGTGTTCGCCGTCGAGCCGAGGCCGGCGGCACCCATCAGCTGACTGATGTAAGTGTTGTAATCCTGCGAGGCTGTGCCGGTCACATACTGACCGACAGCGGCCGCGGTATTAGGTGTATACGCGCTTCCCATCGCAGCGGCCTGGCGCTGGATGGCTTGCGTTCCCTGGCTCACAGCGAACGAGTAGCCGGGCATATTCTCAAAGTTTGAATAATTGGCGGGCTGACCGTTCGTGCCGAGCGCGCTGCCGAGCGCGGTGTCAGCGCCTTGGCCGAGCTGTTGCTGCGTCGACCAGATATTGTTGATGTTGCCGAGATTGTTCTGCTGCGTAGTGATAGCGTTCTGATCCGCATTCACCTGCGCGTTCGAAGCAGCGAGCGCGCCCGCCGAGGTTGCACCCGCCTGCAGAACACCGGGCAGGGCGCCCGTGATCGTACCAGCGAGAGATGTATCTGTGCTTTGTCCCATAGTGCTACCGTTGGTTCCCGTCGTGCGGCCAAGATTGCCGAAAATGTTTGGCCCTGCGGCCAGTGCTGTAGAAGTCGCGCCGGTCGCTGCCGTGCCGCTGGTGTTCGCGCCGCTCGGCTGCGAGACGCCACCATACATGCCGTTGAACGGCGCGTTCATCTGCATAGCGCCACTGCTCGGAACCTGCTGCGTCTGCGACATGTTGACGTTTTGTGTCGCCGACGGCTGTGTACCCATCAACGCACCGGCAGCTAAGCCGGTGGCGCCTCCGATGGCGTAGTTCGTTCCGGCTGTCGCGAGAGATCCGGCCGCCGTGCTGCCAGTCGCGCCCGCCACACCAGACTTGATGTTGCCGAGGACGCCCGATCCTTGTACGGCACCCGCGACGCCGCCAGACAGCGCGCCGATACCGACGTTACCGCCAGTGAGCGCACTGCGCGCGGCGCCGACACCTGCGCCCGCTAAGCCAGTAGACAACGTGCTACCGAGGCCGGTCGCATTGTTAATCGCGCCGCCGGCCAACGGCACTAAGCCGCCGCCAGCTGCTCCGCCGAGCGCGCCGCCGAGTACGCCGCCCGCGGTTATTGGGGCGCCAGTGATTGCATCGACGGCTATCGTGTTGACTGCACCCATCACGCCGCCGGCAATAGCGCCAGCTGCCAGGCCGGACGCGATGCCGTCAGCTGCTAGCGCGCCAGCTAGCGCGGGAGCAGCTACACCGAACGACAGCGCCGTCGCAGCGAGCGCACCAATGTCGGCGCCGTACTTGCTCAGGAAGCTCTTCGTCGGCCGCGCGCCGGCAAACTGCTCGACGTTCGGCGTATTGCCGATGGACGACGCGATGTTCGCGGCGGCGTCCGAGCCGCCCGTCAGAGCGGACCCAGTGCCCCAGGTGCCGTACGGGTTCTTGCCCAAACTCTCAGTCGTGCCACCGAGGCCGGTCGTCGTCTTGCCGTTGTAGACCGGGTTCGTGCCTAGCGCGTTGTAAAACGACGTGTCTTGAGCTGCGGTCCACGTCTTAGTCGGGTCGAGATCCTTCAGTCCGCTGGACGACTCCATAGCCTCCAGCAGTGGATCGGTCGTGGCGGAGTTGTAGTTCGTGCCGAACAAACCCGACGTGGAAAGCGCGCTGCTCCACGCGCCGGAAAAGTTGTTGTCCGCGATATCAGACTCAGTCGTCTGGACTGCGGATTGATACGCCGGATTATTGTAGGCGGCCTGAGCCTCTGCCTGCTGCTGCTGAGCAGCCGTCGTCGCTGCGGCGGTTTCCTGCGCAGACTCAGCGGCGCCGGTTGCCCCGGTCGCGAGACCAACCAATCCGCCCTGAGCTGCCATCTTATTTTGCTACCAGTCCGCCCGCTTGATATGCAGCAATCGTGTCCTGGAGAAGCTTGATCTTCTTCAGGAGGTGCGCTATTTCTTTGTCGGCGTCTGTGCCGGTGGCACTGACGGCGGGGGCTGGGTCAAATCCTGCATCAGGTTGCCCTGCACCGACGGATACGCCGGCTCCGGCGACATCGCCTCCGGTGACGGCGCCTTTCCCACTGGGCACTGCACCGCCACTGGACGTACGGCACACGAGCACAGGGACAGCGCGAGGCACAGGGATAGGAGACAGCGCATCGTAATCTTTGATCGCGGCACTGAGTTTTGTGGCAACAACATCTTCCACCTCTTTGTTGTGAACGATCTGAGCGTCCGCGACTTTCTTGTCGGACGCTTCGATCTTGGCTTCGCCGATATGGCGCTCGTGCACTGTGTACCAGCCGAAGCCGGCGAGCAGAGCGACGATGATGCCACCGTAGATCCAATCCTTCAGCGGAACCAGTGCGAGTAATGCCGGCATGTCACCCTCCTGCGTCGGGCTGCTTCGAATCGCGTACGACCAGCCAGTGATAGAGACCCGCCATCGTCGTCGCGAAAGTAGCCCAGGAGCCGAACACCAGAGGGTCGGCGTGCTTGAACAAATAAATCGTACCCACCGTCAAGATCGCATCCACGCGGATGAGAATGACGATGTCACGCCAATCAATGCGAACCAGCTGCTGACGGATACTCTCCCGAAAGGAAGTAACCTGCGATGCGGGTTGCGCGGCCTGGTTTGTCGAATCCATCTGGCTGCACCTCTTTTGCCCACAAGCTGGCGAGCAGGTGATCGTGCACCATCTGCCATTCCTGCGCTTTGATCGCTGCGCGCGTCGGACCGAATTGCTCCCAGCGGCCGCCCATGTTGAAGGCAATCTCGTAGAGAGCGTTCTTACGACAATCAGTGTCGCAAGATTGGAATTCGTCCCAGCGCTGCGCGAGGCGCATCGCGTTCATGATGTCGGTGCTAAACCAGCGGTCGCTGGTCGACTGAATCACCGTGAAGCCTTCCCACGAGCGGCCCGGAGCGGGCTGCGGCATCAGATGCCCGCGACCGCACGTCCAATTGCCACGAGTATCGCGATATGCCGTGAGTTCATCCCTTTCTGCAGCATCCAGATCAACTGCCAGACGCCTATCGATTGACGGATCGAGAACTGTTTCATTCGTGATTGCCATGTTGTGGTTTCCTCACCTGGGTCTGAATGTCGTGGACAGTGTCTTTGATATCGTCCAGCGACTGCTGCATGCCGGCGTTCTGCTGCTTAATCTCAGTTAGCTGATCGTCATGCTTCGCTACGTGCGTCTCCGTTTGCGCGTTCTTATTCTGCAGCTCAACTATCTGCTGATTTACGACACCCCAGTGATAGCTGGTGGCGTACACTCCGCTGGCGGTAGTGCCAACTACAACGATAGCGGCTATCACTGACTCCATCGTCCATTTCAACATCGTCATCTCTGTCTCACTTAGGCGGCAGCCCGCCGAACGGTACGCCAGGCTGCGGCTGTGTCTGCGGGACGTGCTGCTGTACGTACTGGTAGGCTTCCACCCACGCCACAGCCTCCATCCCAGTAGACTGAACACGCCGCAGAAACTCCAGCAGGTTCTTTGCGATGTGTTCCGGTATCGGCGCCTGAATCGTCGGATTCACGCGCACTTCGGCGTTCGGGTGATCCTTCAGCGCGGACGCGATGTGCGCCGCAAGCTCTTGCCCTGTGTCTGTCTGGTTCGTCATTGCTCACCTCTCTGTTGAATCATCGTCGTTACCACGCGGGTATGTGTCGAACTGTGCCGTTGTCGTCAATAGCAATCCACTTCGTTGGGTTGCCTGTCACCGGGCCGGCGGTGAGCGTCGGGGCGTTCCCTGTAGCACCCGCGGTGAATGCTACGCTACTCGCCATCAGGTACGCACCCTGCCCGGTCTGAAAGTAGCTGCCAGCTATGATATTGTTCGCGACGCTGAGCGATCCAGCTGCAAGCCCCGTCGCTACTCCGATACCTACCCCGCCAAGGCCGTTCATGTACATCAAGAGCGTGCCACCATTGTAGTTCGTGATATAGAGCGGGTAGTCGGTGCCGCTCCTTCCCGCCTCGATCAGCAGACCGGAGTTCGCGCCAGAGGCGGCGCTCGGGTTCAGGATCGAAGCCGTCCAGGTCGTGGAGCCCGCGCCGTTGGTGAAGGTCGCGGCCGAGGAAGCTGCCCCGCTAGCATTAGCATTAACTTGCAGGGCTGTCGTACCAGATGCGCTGGTTATCGCCGTCCCGGCCGCCGCGCACCGGAGGTATATGACGTTGCCTCCGCCTGGTCCCAGGACTATGTTGGTGCTGGAGAACAGTGCAAGGTCTGTAACGCCCTGCCCAGTAACCACCGCACCTATACCTATCCCGGCCACAATGGCGGATAGGTTTGTGTCGTAGAATGTCAGCCCGCCTTGCGTGTTGGTCTGGGACTCGTTGATCTGTATAGCTGGCTGCGTGTTCGACGTGGTCACGACGGTCAGCGTTGGCGAGGTCGGGCTGGCAGCGGGCTGTAGGACGACCGGGCCGGGCCCGAGCGATATCGTGGCGTATGGGCTCGCGATCGTTCCCGATACCGTGATCCCGTTCGCGCCGATCGCGTTACGGACGTCCGCACCCTTCAGCTGGTTGCTGATGAAGTTGCGGAACCAGGTAGGATCCCAGTCCTTCGGGATGTTCAGCACGGTCGTGCTCGACAGACCAGGCTTCGACTTGAGCACTATCGCCATGTTACCACTTGCAGGGTTCAACCATCGCGGTCACGTCGACCGTGAAGGTGGGTGATGCGTCCGTTACGCGAAACTGCATCACCAGGCTGTAATACTGGCCGATGTTCCACCACACTGCGCGGTTCGAAGTGTCGCCCGGCACGCCGAGCGTCTGCGAATCATCTCCCGACACATCGAATGTCTCGCCCCAATTGTCCGAGAGCAGTAGGCTGATGCGCGGCGCAACACCTGGTGTCGGTCCTTGACCGGCCGTTACCACCGCCTCAACGCGCCGCACGATCTGGCGGTTGTTCTGATTGTACAGCGGCTGCGTCGTGAAGGCGCACACGACCGGCGCGTTCGGGTTGCCAAACTCTGTTTGGACGGTGTCGTCCAGGTAGCCGATGGTGCCGCTCTCCGAGTCGCCGATCAGCTGCTTGCCGAAGCCGTTGAAGTAGCTCAGGCCGCGGTACTGGATCTCCTGCCCGTCGAGCACTGACACGAGATCAAACCACTGCTGCGTCACGCAGTCATAAACGAGCGTGCGCTCAGCGAGCGGGATCGTCAGCACGTAGAACGGGTGGCCGTTCCACGTTGGGCCGCCAGCCGGCGAGGTCAGCGCGTACATGCCGGTGAGCAGGTTGTTCTTCGCGGCGTTCGAGAGCACCGCTTCGATGCCAGCCGTCGAGATGCGCGTCGGTGTCTGGCCGTTACGGCGCCGCACTGTCAGGTCATTGCAAACCCAAATCACGGAGTTGTCCTGAAGTGCGACGCTGTAAGGACAGAGCGGGTGCACTCCATACGTCATGTAAGTGTCGGCCGCTGCACTGAAGGGTGTGCCGGTCGGGTTGCCGGTGTTCACGAAACCTTCCGACGAGCGCGACCCGAACGCGAGAATTTCTCGGTGGTCGACGCAGAGAGCGTAGAATGGATCGGTGCCAAACTGCCGATTGAACGACGCCGCGGTGGTGAAGGTGATCTGCGCGTTGCCAGACACCTGCCGACCGTCGTCGTTGAAGAACGTGTACGAGCCCTGACCGTTATTGTTGTTCGCCAGGAACACGATGTAGCTGTCGACAAACCAGCAATCGAGCGCGCCGCCCAATGTAAGAAAGAACGAGTTCGTGAGCTGCTGTACGCCGCCACCGCCGCTGAACGGCGTGTAGGTGTAGCAGACATCGGTGCCCGGCACCAGCACCACTAGGCAGGCGCCGTTGTCGGTCATGCGCACAAAGCCGTTACCGATGATGCCGCTCGTCGATCCCGGCACCAGCGTGATCGCGCCAGCGTTCGAGATCGTGTAAAGATCGAACCCGATGACGGCGTACACGACGCCCGCCATTTCCCAAATACCGCGCAGCGGGTTCGTCAGGCCGCTAGGCGTGAACGCCGAGAGGCCGGGCCAGCGGCGTAGGCTCGCGGGCTGTTGATCCTCTTCGTCATTCGGCTGCGTCTGCTGTGCTGGCTCAGGGTAGCACCCGATCAACCGCTTCGAGCCGGCGCGAAGGTCGGCCAGCTGATACGAAGCAAGAGGAAGCGGTATAACAGCCGGCTGAGCTTGACCCATGTGTTACAGCCAGTTCGGGCCGCCCCACGGACCGCCCTGCGGGCGCGAGAGTTCTCCGAGGTCGCACTCAGTGTACTTCAGGTACCGCTTCGTGAGTCTGCGCATCGCCTGATAGATCTGCGCGCCGAGGTCGAAACCGTTGACCGGATCCGGCGATGGCGGGATCGTCACGCCGTAGTGCACGGAGAGCCAGCCGGCGAGGATCCACTTCACGTCGGCGATGTCTTCGTCTTTGAGAGGCGCGTTGGTGTTCAACTGCGCAATGGTCTGCGGGTACCAGCCGATGTTCCCCCAACCGTCGCGCATCTGCGTTAGAAGGTTGTCGTTGAGAATGGTCATCCCGTTGGCGGACTGCGTGGCTGACGGTTGTCGGCCCTCGCGTACGACGCCAAGCTTCTGGAAAGCTTCGGTGATGATCTGCTGGTTGGTCTGAGCCACTGTCGCCTCTCTGAAAATAGTGCTGTCTCTCCAGCTGTCACGTCTACTTAATGAGGGCGGACGTTCACCACTGTGCACCTACCGGGTGAGGGCGGCGGTGCTTTCTTCTTTTTTACTGCACGCGGAACCAAGTACGCGGATTCACAGCCGCTCCCGAGGCCGGCTGGAAGCCGTTCAACGAGTAGCGGTAACGAACAGTGTACGACTGACTGCCGCCAGCGGTGCCGGCAACCGGGGTGATGGTCGTAAGACCAGAGCCGGCGACGCCAAGGCTGATGAGCGAATCGCCCGTGTTGGCGTTTAGCGCCGTCACGGTAATGACGCTAGCCGCCGCTCCAACGTTGCTGATTTCAGCAATCGCCCCATCGACAGGGTTGAGCGGGAGGTTGATCGTCAATGCGATTGCGCCGGGAGGAAACAATACCAGCATACCGGTCTGCATCGTGATAGTCGACCCTGTCACCAGGGTCGCGCCACCGTAGAAGTCAAACGGGATGCCGACAACGTCGCCGTGCCCATATCCAAGTCCAATGTTAGCCATTTTCGTTTTCCTTATGGGTTATTAGGCAGCCGACGCGACTTCGATGTTCCGCACAGCCAGCTCGGGGTAAGCGAGCACGGCGCCGACAATCGAGTCGAGACGAGCCGGGAGCACGTCGTTAGACGGATCCCACTGTTGCGCGAAGCGGATGTTGTACCCTTCGAACGCTTCCGCAGCCGTCATCTTGACGAGGGGGCTGAGGTCGAGCATCGGGGGATTCGCAAACACAATCGCGTCCCGGTACCAGCCGAGGGACTGCTTGATCAGCTGACCGTTGAGGGCAGCGATTGCAGCGGCACCGCTCTGGCCGAAGACGCTGATTAGAGCGCCAGCTGCCGGGACGTTGTCCACGTTCTGGTACGCGCCGCCGGTGATGATGCCGGGGGCAATCGGGATCGAGATCGCACCAGCGGTATCGCTGATGGTCGCGGTCACGACGAACTGCTTGGGGCGGCCGAGGGACGCCTTCGTCTCAGGGTCGACTTCGTTCACGCCCGCGATGCTGATCACGTCGCCAGCGTTCAAGGTCGTGAGACCCGAAGCCCAGCCGTTGGTGTTCAGCGTGAAGGTCGAAACGAACGCGTTACCCGCGCCGGGGTTGGACTGACCAGCGCCGTTGACGGCCGGGGCCGCCGTGGTGCTGAACTGACCGATGACGTGCGTCGGGAGCTTCGTGTTACGGAAGCAGACGTAGCCCGCGGCCTTGTCCGCGATCACGCCCTCCAACCACTGGTCGGAGATCGTCGACTCGGGATTGAAGAGGCCCTTGTTGTCACGGACGAAGTACCGCGAGGTCTGCGGGGTCGCCGTGAAGGTGCGACGGTCGTCTTCCGGCGCCAGAGCTTCCGTCAGGTACTGCTCGTTCTGGAGCAGCTGGTCGTAGGTTGCCGTGGTGTTGAAGGCGCCCGTGAACTTCGGCACGTTGTTGACCTGACCCGTGGTGAAGTTCTCGATGCCGGCCGCGAGACGCGCCATGGCAGGTTCGAGCACTTGCTCCTCGAAGTTGTTCAGCAACATCGCGCGCTCCACCGAGGTGAAGTTGATGTCAACGCCGAGCTGCTGGTTGACCAACAGGGTGGCGAAACGCTGGACCGAGTTCTGTGCGTTCATCTGCGGGCCAGTACGCAGAGTGTACTGGAACGGCAGACGGATCGAGAGCTGCTGACCGAGAATGACGCCATTGATGGGTCCGGGCAGAAGGCTCTGGTAGTCACGGTTCGAGCGACCCGTGAAGTTGCTCTTGGCGTGCAGCAAAACTAGCGCTTTGCGTGCGACCCATTGAGCGGTGATGAGTGAGTTAGCCATTATTCCTTTCCGATTTTATTTAGTTCAGGCCGCGCATCTTTCGTGCGTTCTCGCGGCTGGACTGTTTGCTGCCTCTGTGGCGACGAGCGAATTCTTCCATCGACATATTCGGGTCGACGACATCTCGCTCGGCTACACGTCCGCCACCCTTTGTCGGGGTGGGAGGAGGCGGCGCCTTGGTGATGGACTTCTTTTGCCCTGTTTGCGCATCGGGCTTCGAGCCGTTCTTTGAAGTGGCCGCAACTTCTGCCTCAATCTTCGCGATGATCTTCCCGACGGTGATGCACTGTTGGGCTGGGGACTGCTTCGCGGTGCGGATTGCCATCGCGGTGTCCTTGCCAAACTCGTACAAAATTCGGGCTACATGCTCTGACTGAGCAACAGCAGCACCTGCATCTGGACCCAGCTGATGCTGCGCCAAGATCGGGTTGTTCGTGACGACCGCCGTGTAATCCTTGTGAGTCTTCGCGAATTCCGCGATTTTCTCTTCGACTACTTTGCGACGATTGACCGCCTCTGTCTGGCCGGTCATCTCACGAACGATCTGACGCGCAGCGATCTGCGCCTGATCCTTCGTCCACTTCTGCATCTTGGCTCGATACTTGTCGTTATCGAAGGCTACATCCGCGTCCGCTAGATCGGGCATCGGCTCGTCTTCAACAACAGGAGGAGCAGCTGCAGCTGTGGTCTGTGCGGCCGTGGGTTTACCACCGCCCTTCAACCGCTCCAACTCCGCCAGTGCGTCTTTGAGTTGGGTCTGCATGTGCTTGCCAAATATCTTCGTGCCTTCGAGCAGATCGTTCAGCTCTACTATGCGTTCCTCAGCAGATCCTTTCTTCGGTGCCGGCCGAGCGGGTGACGCCTCTTCGCCATCTGCTTCGCCGGTCAAATCCTTATTGGGATCCGTTTCATCGCTGGGGTCGACGGATGCGGTGGACGAGTCCGCGTCTTCGTCCGAAGTCCCCTCACCCGAATCGGTCGGGTCGCCGAGTTCTCCAGTTTCGTCAACGATGGGGGAATCTTCGTCGACCAACGGATCCGAGGCTGCTGCTGCAGCGCTGCCTCCCGGAGTGGCATCAACATTCTGGCCCGCGGCGACGGCGGCAACTGCGGCGGCGTCGGCTGCACGGGCGGGGGTGGCACCGCGGAACGGGTTCAACTTGTCGTCGACCTGTTTCTGCGGTTGCTTTTCATAATTCTCCAAATCGGCACGGGAAAAAGCCATGATTGTCTCCTGTTACACGGCATACGCTGCCGCGAGGCGGTCTCACCAGACATCGACAATTATCAAGCGGCCTTTTTGGCCTTCTTGGGTTTAGCAGCGGCCAACGCCTTCGCGGCGGCAACCTTCTGCTCATTCAACTCCGATTGATGTTTCAACGTCAGCGCGTGCTTCTCGTGCATACGACGCATCTCGTGCTCGTGCGCTCGCGCGGCGCGCTGTAGCTCAGCTTCGTGCAACTCCTGCTGCCGATCCGTCTCGACCTTGGCCTGGAAGTGCGCGCGCTGTGCGTCGGCCACTGTCTTGTGGTGCTCCGCGGCCTGCTCCTGCTGATGCTGTTGAGTGGCGTGCTGCAGATCCTGCAAGTTGCCGACGTGCTTGGCGGCGAGGTCCATCTGCGCCGATTGCATGTCGGTCTGCTGCTGGCGCTGATCGGCACCGATCTCGTGCGCGAGCTTGATGTTCGCGAGGTGCTTGCCAGCGGCCTCGTAGCCGATCTTCTGCTGCTCGACCGGGCTCATGTGAGCGCGCGACTGCGCGATCTGCGCGTCCGCCGTCATCTTCTGAGCCTTACCCTGCAACAGCTGCGTCTGGAGCTGCTGCATTTGCTCCTGCTGTTGCTGCTGGGCGTTCTTCTGTTGGCCGACGCCTTCCTTCTTTTCCTTCTCGGTCGGCTTGATGATGCCCTGCTGTATCAGCGGGATCCGCAGCCGGTTCGCCATTTCCTGCGCGTCCGGCGAGTCGATGTTCTTCGCGATCAGATCCTGGATCACGGGCGCCGCACTCGGCATAGCCTCAGCGAACGAGATCAGCGTGTCGAGCGCTTCCTGTCGCGCCGACTGGAAGCTCGGACCGATGGTGACTTCAACGTCGTACGACCCCTTCGAGAGGTCGTGCATGATGTCGCCAGTGAATTCGTTTTCCTTGTTCAGCTCGACCATCTTCTCGATGCCATCCTGGCCGATGATGCGCTCGACTCGTTCCGTGTCCATTGTGGGCGGAATCATATCGACCAACATTTCCCAGGTTAGCTGCAGCGCAGAGCTGAAGCCGTCGATAAATTCATAGCTCCCGAGGTCAGAGCGCTTCGTATGTTGCACGAGCGCTTTGCCCGAGACGCGGTTCATGTCGTCGGCATTGCCAAGCGCGGGGTCGAAGTAGCCGATGGTGGCCTGGATGTCTTGGATCGACATCTGCGCGAGTGCCATAGCGCCCTGCGGCAGATCGAGCGGCTGGGTGCGGAAGGGCATGCCGCCCTCCGCGTTCTTGTCGACGTTGTACGGCAAGTACGGACGCGAGGCGACGTTGGCCTGGTTCCACTCGTTCTCGTAGCCCTTGATCATCGCCTCAGTGACGAGGTACGGGGCCTTAGGTAGGAGCGCGCTGCGCTCGATCATGTCCGAAGACCGTGAATTGTAGCTGCGCTGCGCGTCCTTCGAGTGACGGATCAGCGATTGGAATTTCTTACGCCCCTCGATGTTGATGTAACGACCGGGGCAGCGGACCACGGGGATGCGCTTCCAGTCATAGTAGTACGGGCCTTCGAGGATCGTCGAGCCGTCAATCTTTGCCCACATGACCTGCCACTTCGTGGTCTTACGGATCATCTTCGCGCCAGTCTTTTTGTTCCGCGCGATGCGGGTGACGCCGCTCTTCTCGTGCGTCAGGCCGTGATCTTCGAGGTGTTGCTCGGTAGCCTTGAGATCGGAGTCGTAGTCACGGACGGTGCCGTCCGTCATCTTCGCAATCCACTTCTCGCGCGGGACGCGCTCAAAGTATTCGGCGATGCGCACTTCCTTGTCCGTGAACCAGCCGTAGCTGTCTCGCGAGACATTGAAGCTGTTCATGTTGCCGTCTGGATACAGCGCTTCGTAGTTCTCATCGGAGATGCGCTCAGCAACAAGGCAGCGGTTGGCGTCTCCCGCGCACGCGTCAGCGCACTGCGGATCCCACACCACCGTCTGCGGATTCGAGATGTTCAGGATGCGTAGCACCTGATCGAACGCGCCTTCACCATCGTCCTGCATGTACGTGGGCATGATGCGCCACGCACCGAAACCGCCAGCGACGGCGAACTTGAACTGCTCTTTGTAGATCTGGTCGGCGCGACTCGCCTGCTCGATGGAGCGGCACAGCCCGGCGAAAACTTCGGCGGTCGACTCGGAGGCGCCCTCAGACGACGGCCGGACCTTGCCGGCGGGGCGCGTCTGGCGCATATCCGCGACAACCATATTGACCGGCTGCAAGCACCGGTTGAAGGTGTAGCAGGGCTTGCCGCGTCTGTTCTGCAATACTACTGGGTCCCATTGCCCCATCGCCTCCGCGTTGTAGATGAAGTTCAAATCTTCCGAGTGCATGCGGCGGTTCTCTTCCCACGCGCCGACACCTTCATCATAGAAATTGCGGATACGCGAGAGTAGGCCCTCGTTATCCTTGATCTGGAAGCCAGGCGAGTCAGGAAGCGTGCCGCGTTGTCCCGGCACGTCTCCAATAAGATCCCAGTTGTCGCCTGCGTTCGTCGTCATTTACGTCGGCATCTCGTCCACGATAGCGCGCTGTCCGTCACCGACGAAAACGCCATCGAACGTGTTGGGCGGAATGTACTTCGCAGCCCCGTCGTTCTTCCATTCGTGCACGGCCTTTTGATCCTTTGTTTTTCGTCCGGTGTCTACCAGCTTCTGGTACTGGACACGGACCTGGTTGCGAATCGCACCATTCTTGAAGTTGAACGGGGCGACTTTGCCCTTGCGCTCAATGACGAGATTGTTCATGCCGGCGGTGACATGCACGGTGTACGTACCCAGCTGGAGCTTCCGGCCGTTGTTGTCGACGCGTCGAGGATCCTCATCCTGCTGACACTCTTCAACCTGTTTGCCATCCGACGCCGGGCGTTTCACGAAACGCCAATCGACAGAGGTGTGTGTAACCTTGTCGTCTTTATCTTTGTGCTCGATTTTGTGCGCCGCCTGCTGTCGCAGCCGGATGCCCTCTTCGTGCACCAGCTTCAATGTAACGCTCATTTGGTCTCACCCCTTACGCTTGCGCGTGAAATTAAAAAATTCACCATCTCATCCTGTCTGCCTTTCAGCGCGGCCATCATGTGCTTGATGCCGATCATGTCCTTCGAGTAGTGATAGAACCAAAGTTTCCTACTCTTCACATCGACCAACATGAACGCACCGCGCTTGCGGAATTCGGCCTCCACCTCACGGATGGGCGTCAGCCGCTCCACACCCCACCCTGTGTCGCCATGTTCGGATCCCAGCTGAACCACGGTAGGCCGCCCTCGCTGGCCGGCGGAGCCTTCGCCACATCGAAGCCGCTCATCACGTTGTAACGTGTGGCATCCATGATGTGATCGTTCTTCTTGATGATGTTGCCTTTCTCGTCGCGACGATAGAGGCGCACTTCCTTGAACCAATTCGTCAGCGTGCTGAAGACGCGCAACTGCTGCGTCGAGAGCATGTCCCAGGTTTGGATCAGACCAGACACGACAGTGTTGTCGGCCTTGCTGACCTTCAGCCCGAGTCGACAGTAGGCGTCGATCAGTAGCTCGCCGTCGGGTCCGCGAGCTTTTTGGGCGGCGGGGTCTATGACACCAGGTATCCACGAACCGCGCCTCATTATTGCCGCAGCGTGTACGGCGGGGTCGGCCTGCCCCCTATAGTATTCGTCATACGCCACCGCCGGATACCGGCGCTGACCGGAGGCGTCATTGAAGCCGTTGTCTATATCCCAAGCGAACCAGATGACCGCAGTGCAGTTCCAGCCTGGATCCATACCATACGAGCGCGGCCAGTGCGACGGAATGTCGAATGGCTCTATCTTCATCACGTCTTCGGGGATCGGGTAGATCGCTCCGGTGCCGTGACCAGGGATGCCGGACTTTCTCGCCTGCAGCTGCCACGCGGGTACGCCCGCGAGGATCGCGTTTTTCTCTTTCTCGCCTAGATGAGGGACATCATCCATATCTAAAAAAATCGCGGCGCGGCTCATGTTGTGCCGCACTTTTTACACGTTTTCATCGACAACTATCTCCTCTCCCTCACCCATGTCCCACGCTGCGGCCGGGACAGCGTCTGGCTCGGGCGAGAGATCAGGAAGAAAGGTAATCATCAGGTCCGAGACGCCTAACATTGGCGTCTCTGTCAACGCGAGCGTGCCGTTCGGCTCGCCGGGCACCGTACTTAGCAAACGGAGCAGGCACTCGGTGTAAATTTCAAGTTTTGGCTCTTCGTCCAAGTGGATACGATGCTGTCGCGTGCCTTGGAACGCTTCGCGGCCTTGATCGTACGACTTGAACTGCAGCGTCGAGATTCCTCCGGACACATGCCGTACGAAAACCGACTCAAACGCATCGGCGAGACCGTGTTTCACGGTCCGCCGCACCAAAAGATCTCCAGGAATCATGCCGGTGCCGTACGCTTGCTCTTGGCCCGGCTTCCCGCAGAATTTTTCCTGCAAAATGTCGCGCGTGTTCTTCGCAGTGTCCGTCGCGACCCACATATCGATAGGATGGGCGTATCGGCGGCCGGGCCACCAGTCTGGATACAGTCCGGTGAGGTGTAGTACGTCCGCGAAACACCCGCAATGCGTTTTTCCCGTTCTGTTTCCACCGAAAAGCGCGATCTCGTCGTCTGTTTGCTCCAACGCGAAGAATCGCATCTGCTTCGGATAGTGCTTCCGCCCCAGTGGGCAGTTCTTCAGCGCTGGATGGTCAGACGGATCCTGAAACCAAGTCACTATTTGGGTCTGATCCTGGATCTGCGCACGTTGGCTCAGGATCTGGATCAATTTCGTCGTCTCCGGCAGGCTCAACGACTTCAAATTCTGCTTCGATAGCAGCGTCTGCAGCTGCGGCGGGAGCGGCGAGTATACCCTGTCGATCAAATCTTGATAGGAGCGTGGTAAGTTGCGCATGAGCTTGGTCCAACGATAGGTTCTGCTTGACGTTGAGATCCACTTTCAGGTTCTCGCCGAATTTTTCCGGGAAAAAGTTCGCCGCGATGCGTCCTAGCATGCGCGCGTCGCCCTTGGTAGCGGCCGCGGAGGCTGCGTGGTCGAACACGGACCGTGCTATGTGCGCGGCGTCGTCAAAATCTCGTTGAAAATCTCCATTCGCGGACAGCTCCTTGTGGAACTGCACGTTAGTGGCACCCACTGATCGTAGCGCCCCCTTCATATCCGCCGTGTTGGCGTACGTGATGAGGAACGCACGTCGCTTCTCGTCTGTCCAGTCAAAATCTTCGGTCACGCTCAGCGTCCGGGTGACACCGATGCTCTCTTCTAGGCGGTTCACTGCGTCCCTAAAGGTCGTGTTCCAGCTCAAGATCGCTAGAAACTCAGACTCGCTGCGCCCGCACGCATCAGCCGCGAGCGCGAAGTCTTTCAGCTCCGCGTACTTCGCCAAAAAATTCTTCTCACCAGCGCTAGGCACCGGAGGGCCGGCAGGCGCTGTGTTCTTCTGCGTGTAGTTACGCCTGCGCGCTTCCTCAAGCTCAGGCACTCCCTTGCCATAGACCGGCACCTGGCCGCGCTCGACGCGTTGGCAATCAACACATATGCTTCCGTTCGCGACGTAGCGTGCGGCCCGGTGCCCAGTAACGCACAGCTCGCCAGTCCAGAAGTGCTTCCAGCCACGCGCCTTCGCCTCTGCAAGAGAAACGAAGCGTGTCGGCATATAGTTGTACATGTCCGGCCGACCATCGCGCAGGGGCGCGACCGTCTCCGGCTTGATCTTGGGCCACTTACCCCAGGGGGTGCTCGGTGCGCCGGGGGTCTTCGCCTTCGCGAGGCTCCCTAGCTGGTCATCGTCCGCTACGTTCTGTCCCATACGCTAGGCGCGATGCCAATCCTCGCTTCCTGACATAAAGTGTCCATTCCGGTCATAGCCAGCGGACTGCTGCCACAGCAGGCAGTCCTGCAGTGACTCGTCTGGGTCGACGGAGTAGATCGCCTTCTGCCAGATGAACGCAAGGTGCCCGATACCGGGGAACCCACAGCGGTCAAAGTCAACCAATGTCACGTTGCGGAAACTAAACTCCACGACGTCGCCCGGCTTCACTTGCATTGGGATTATCGCGCCAGTTTCAGCGCCATCCTCAAACCACAGAGTCTTGCCCGAGAGCTTGCTTTTCGCGAACTGCATGACCTTGCCGCCGGGGCCGAGCACGGGCGGCCCGTCGCTGATCTCTTGCTTGAACGCGACCTTGCGCCGCTGGCGGCGGCCGTAGCCAACACCGACAACGACCGCTTTGTGTATCTCCACCCCTGGTGTAAGGAGCGTGGGATGCACATACGGTAAAATTTTCACAAGAACTCGATCTCGCAATACGTGAACACGTCGGCCAACTTCTTCCAGCTCTTCGGTGAGCATCATAGGATCACCGCGTCCACGTCGGTGTCGCGCATCAGGCGCACCTTCTTTCCGACTCCGTAATCTGCATCCATGCCGGCGGTGGCCGCGAAGGAGACTATGTCTCCAACGTGGCACTCCATAGGAGCGCGCTCACCGAGGGGGAGCATCCGTCCGGGCCCGACCGCGACGACTTCGCCGCGCAAGATACGCTGCCAGTCAGGGAGCTTGATGACCCCCTCAGCTTTATCCAGGAGCGCCACCGCGATCAGATCATCGAGTAGCTTCTGCGAAAAATCAATCTTTGCCATTTCGTCCTCTCACCTACGAAATTGAAAAACTTAATACGTTAAGCCGCTCACCGTAGCGAGCGCGCACAGCTCGATGATAGCGATCACCGCGGTCGACGTGAACGGCTGGCCGGTAACAGAGTCGATGGCAGTGAACTGCATGCCGACCTGGCAGAGCTGCGAGCCAATGTACGGGAACGTCATCTGCCACGCAGACGCGAGCACCTGCAGATACATCGTCGCAGCGAACGCGGGGTACGTGAACGGCGAGCCCGCCGTGCCGACCGCGCCAGACGCGTTCAGCGTGATCGGGCCGCAGTTCGGAAGCACGACACTGTTGGTGATGTCGTCGATCTCGATAGCTATCGAGGTCGGGATGACCGGCGTGTTCGTGTGGTCCACGAACTGCAGGTCCATGAAGATGTCAGTGTTCGGGTAGGCTTTGACGTTTGCATAGGGAAGTATGGGCTGTCCCTGGAGATATTTATTTCCGATTGGCATTATGCTTCTCCAGGTACGCTGCCAAGTCTAACAACCTATCAACGCTATCTCGCGCCAACCCTAATATCACATTGCAGTTGCGGCAGGTCCAGCCTCTCGGCTTACCGGTGACGTGGTCATGATCGAAATGAAGTACGCCCCACCTGTCGTTCGGCGGGCCGTTGCAAATTTCACAAAATTCAGGTCGCGGCCGCCCCATCGCTTTTTCTTGCGCTGCCAGGTCCCTCGCGCGTCGCGCGGCCAGCCATTCTGGAGTGCGTATAGAAACCGCATGGTGTTTGGCACACATGCCGTTCTTTCGAGCTTGCGTAATGCAATCGGCTACGGAGCATTTAACCCCTTTGTAGCTGAAAACACGCTTCGATAGCGCGCCCTTTTTTACGTACTTTCCCACGTCTTACCGCCAGGAGCGGTCGAGCCGGATACCGCAGTAGCAGACCCCGAGTCGAATGTTGGTCAGAATGATCATCGCATCTTCTTGAACGACCGCTCGCCGCTCGGGCCGCGAAACTCGCGCGGCGACTTGCCCGAGAGCACGTGCTTCGCTCGCGCGTGCGCGGCCGAGCACTCTTTCGTGGTGATGTGGCCCGAGACCCAGTCCTCAGTCGCACGGCGGATCGTGTGCTTCGCGCTCTCGCGCATCAGCTTCTTGTCCGTCGGGGGCGGGGGTGCCTTGTTAGACGCCAGCTCACCGTGCTGCTGCTCGGGCTCCGTCACGGACTTCTCGCCCCGCGACTTCTTCGCGCGCTTCTTGTCTTGACCCTTCGGGGTCTTGCTGATGCCGAAGATGGCACCGAGCATAGGGGCTACGTCAGCCATTTTATTTCCCTGTTCGCATGTAGTTGTCGGCCTTCTCTCCGTGAGACTTGCCGATGTCTGGGTACTTCCGATGTACTGCGGCGCGTACGCGCGCCTCTACCGGTTTCCCGCTGGCGCGAGCCAGCGCGTTGCGCGCGTGGCTCTCGTTCTCGATGGGGTAGGAACGGTCAGGACCGGCAAAGTTCTTGCCGGATATTTTCTTCCTGGCCGCTGCGTTCAGCTTAGCCACCGCAACCTCCTTGTCCGCCGGTAATCTCAAATGAGTGCGTGCCGTATACGCCAGCGTCGCCGATAAATTGTAGCCACGCGCCTATGCCATCAATATACAGCGTCTGTCCGCAGTTCACGCCGACTGTGTTAACGACGGGCGTTCCAATTGCTGGTGCGACTGGTACAGTTGGTGCGGTGCCGCCGCCGTTCGCCCACTTGATATATCCGGAGGTTCCGGCTGTAGGCGTTGCTAGAACCAGACGAATGCGCCACGAGGTAACGCCGTCCTGGCGTCCGTCGATGGTGACAGCCGCCGTGCCGTCCACCGCGTAGGTCGGTGTTTTCGGTTGGAAAGTAGTATCTACGGACACTTGTAGCTCCCTCGTTTGCCGGCGCACCAGTCGTTCAGGATGTCTCCCTGGTCGACGTGCTTCAGCTCTTTCATCGCGCGCTGCTTGTGCGGCGCCTGCTTGTCTGACGTGTTGGTGCCGGGTCGCGGGCCCTTACGGTGCGCTTTCTTGGCGACCTTCGCGTTCTCTGTGTCGCCACCACCGTGGCTGGAGCGTGGGCCGTCGACGTGCTTGATGCTGCGGCCCTCGCTGTTTTTCTTTTTGAATATGCCGCTCATTTTCCCTCAGCCCAGCTGTCCATCTCTCGCTTCCGGTCGGCGCGCTGCACTTTCGTGCGGACGCCTTTCTTTGCGCGCTCGTCCGCGTGCATAAACTCCTTCGCGACAGCGACAGATGGGCCACCGCCCGGCTTCTTCCAGCCGTGCGCGGTGGCCCGCATCAGTTTCGCTTGCGCTGGGGAGACGCTTGGCACTTAGCGCTCGGTCAGCGCTTTGTCGCCTTCTTTGTCGCCGCGGTTGTGGACGGCGTTCTGGTACAGCGAGCGCGCGGAGCTGGTGAGGTCGCTCTGCAGGCTGCCCGAGTCAGACTGGTCCATCTTGTCGGCGACGTTGGTCTCTTGGGCCACGTTGCCCGACCGAGACTTACCGTACGTGCCCTCGACGCCAGCGCGGCGACCCTTCAGGTACGCCTCGCCGCTCTCGTTGGCTTTGTCGCCGTTCCTGCTGTTGATCTTGCTTGCCATGTGTGAAAAATCCTCTTGATTGAATCGAAAAATTAAGCGGTGAAAGTCGCGGTGACCGAGGCAAACATGCCCTGGATCGTGACCGTGGTCGGGGACGTGATCGTAACCAGATACTCGCGCATCGCTCCGGCGAGTGGTACGGAGGTCGTGCCCGAGAGCGTGACACCCGCGCCACCGGTCAACGTGAGCGCGCCCGCGTTCGTGTTCACGATCTGCAGTGTCCAGCTCGTATTGAACAGGTTCGGTGCACCGGTCGGCGGGTTGACGCCGGCCGCGAAGCTACCGAGACCTTGCTTGTACGCGGTAGCAACAGCGGTCTGGACCTGCGCGATGATGTTGAGCGCGGTGTCGGTCGTGAGCGCGGTGGCACCGCTGGTGAGCACGACACACAGGCGTGCGCCTGCGATGGCGGAGGCCGCGAGTGTGCCGGACGCCTGCGCGGTGACGGTGTACTGGGTCTCCGTCAATACTGCGGCTGCGTTGTAGTAATCGTCTCGGAAGACGCCCAATGCTGTCATGAAAATATCCTCGCGCTCGCGCGCAGTTCGAATCGACGCCGCCTGGTTTGGCGGATAAGCAGCAGCCCGTCAGGGCTGCATGAAAATTAATCGATATTAGCTAGCATCGTCTCAGGAGGGGCGGGCGGCGGGTTGAGAGGTTCCGCCTGCGGCGCAGACATCAGGAACTGCATCAGCTGGCTGGCCTCACGCCACGGGCGCTGGGATATGTACCCAGCCAGCGCGTTAAATTGTTCGTCCGTCAGGAATCTACCCATGAGATCTCACCTCGTTAGTTTACAAACAGAGAAGTTTTCGCGTGGTTCCGCTCGAATCTTTCACCGTCATGTAGCCGGTCGACGTCTGCACGCCGGCAGTGTAGGTGCCGAGCCACACGGCGCCGGAGCCCTTCGGCGTCAGGGCTATGTCGACGTTAGTCGGGGTGCCGTTGGCGATAATCGCCGGGGCGGTGGCGGCACTTCCTACACTTAGATAGCTAGCCGCCCCATTACCATTTACCTGAAACTCAAAATTACCGTAAGAGTGGCTAGTAAAGCTGAACACTCCGGCGCCCTGTACGTCGAGACCGAACCCGGGGGCGGTGTCTGTGCCGCGCACCGCTATTGATGGTCCGAACCCTGTCGGTGCGCCGCTCACAGAAAAATAGTTTACTGCGCTTGAGTTTAGTGAAACTGATATAGCCTGGTTGCCGGCGCTTGTGTCTCCGCCGATACCTAGCGTACCGTTATTCCCCAGAGTACCGCTCGGCCGCAAAGACAAGAACGTCTGTAGCGTACCGATAGGGCTCTCACCAGTCTGCAGGAAAATGGGTCGATACTTGCCGGACCCGGCGTAGCCGTTGTATATCTGGGTACCGGTCGGATTTACCGTGATAGTGAACCCTTCCTCATTCGACCCAAACAAAGACTGCAGCCGAAACGTAGCTATCTCGTTATTTATACCAATCCACTGCACAAACGTCGCGCCGGTGAGTGTACCTGCGGACGTAGTAAGCGTCAGGCTGGTGGTGCTGTTGATTGTAGAGATAGTGTACGTTGTGCCGTTGATCAGTACCGGGCCGGTGAAATAGGTGAACGGCTGCCCAGACACCCACGTCACGGACGTGCCGTTGACGTTAACGGTCGCGGTGATTGTGGTAGCAACGAAGAAGAACGTACCGTTAACGGTTGAGCCGAACGTAACGCCACCACCACCAACAGTTGTCACGGTGAGGTGCGAGCCGTCTGTTACGGTAGCGACCTTGTACGCTGTCCCCTCAAAAAAGAAGTACGGTTGGCCAACCCAAGACGATACGAACGGGGTGCCCTGCACCAACACAACCTGGTTGGTGCCGCCGACAACTTGCGCTATACCGTTAGCCGCGTTCGTGTACACCTGCCACTCGGTGGGGTTGTACGGGACCGTAGTCTGTACGATGTTCCAGTTCGCGTGCCCAAGCGGTTGCCACACAGACAGCCCTGCGTCTAAGCTGCCCGCCCCGATACCTACCTGAATTGCACTAGACAAAGATAACGAAGGTCCGTAAAATCCCGATGCTGGCGGTGTCGTCCCTAACGCGTTCGACGTGAGGCTGAACGCATCAATATTCAGCGCCGTAAACCCGAGCGCCACCGCACCGGCACCAGAGAATGTCGCACCTGGCAATGTTTCAATGGTGACGTTCGCCGGGATAACCGGGATCGCGGCGATGGGCCACGTACCCTGCGGTATGATCACTAGGTCGTTCGCCGCCGCCGCCGCGGTGATCGCCGCGCCCGCGTCGGTGCCGGACACGGCCCCGTAGTTCGTGATGGTGCCCGCCAGCGAGCCGCCGATCTGATTGAACAGCGACGTGAAGTTCGCGTTGATCTTGTCGAACGCAGCCTTCGGGGAGTCCCCCGTCCCGGTGTTGGCCGGGGTCGTAACGATCAGCTGCTGCGTCACAGCTGGCTGTCCGCCACACCAGGAGACTCCTGGTCGGCGGTCCATATCTGCTGCGAGCTGTCGTCGGCGTAGACCGTGTCCGCGGTCTTCGTGCTGATCGCGCCACTCGACATGCCGGCCTGGACCGTGGTCTGGTTCACGTCGATGATATGGTCCGACTGCGTGATCGCGCGGGACACGTTCGCGAGCGCGGGTAGCGGGCTGAAGACCGGGGTGATCCCGCCGCCGTTCGCGCCCCACACATCCCCACCTATACCGGCGGGTGCGATGACGTTCTGGTACGGGGTCAGGTTCTGGCCGCCGGTAGCCGGCTTCACCATACTCCCGACGTAGCTCGGGGTCGTGATCGGCGTCGTGATCCCCGGCCCGGTCGGCGTGGTCATCAGTTGCCCGTGAAGGTCTGCTGGCCCGCCGGGTACGTGAGCGTCGACGCGACCCGCGCCGTCACGGGAGCTACCGGCGGGTTGTTGACGTTGCCGGCGCCCGCGTTACCGGGGATGTACGCCGACTGTCCGTAGGTCGAGTCGCCGAGCATCACCTGACCGCGCGACATCTGCGCCATCAGCGAGTCGGTCCCGGGCGCGGTGAGCACGTTCGTCGGGACAGAGTTGGTGCAGATGTTGCCGGCCGAGATCTGTGTGGCGGTGAGCTGCTGGGGTGCGTTCTGGTTCCCGGGCAGGTAGTTCCCGTTCGGCGTGAACTGAGACTCTTGCGGGTTCCCGGTCATCAGGGTCCCGG